CGCATTGTCATCCTCATATTGCTTGTTAAGACTATCACGGATGTCGGTGTATTCTTCGATCAACTCTTTCTTTTTATCAAGTGCCATAAGCAGTATGATGACAGCGTTGAAGTAGTTGCGTTGTGTAGTGAAATGTTTATCGGCAAGTTTCTCCTTGACATCCTCTGGTTTATCCAGAAAATCCCATGTATCGGTATCAAACATCTTTTTTAGTTTCTTTAAATCAGCACTATACTTCTTGATAGTATTGTCTTTTGCGTTAGGTCTTGCTTTCTTGATAGTTTCTCCCAAATCTTCTGCCATTTTATATATAATATATAACATAATATTTTTTAAGTGAATAAAACGCAAAAACTATCAACCAACTCTCACAGCCGATTGAGACACACCAGCTGTCTCACCAGCCCCTCCTACATTCTGGTAGGTTGGATTGCCTTGCACACCAGCTAAACCCTTCTCCTTTTGATTTTGGAGTTGTTTTTGATCATCTTCCTTCTTCTTTTTATCATGAAACCAACTATCGATGTCATCTACAACAGTTGCCCCTACACCAACAACGGCACCAGCAATATTCAATACGACACCAACCTCTGGGGCACCAGCAAAATCTAATACGGTGCCCACCGTTTCTAATCCACTGGATGCGGTGCTTGCCCAGTTCGCTACTCGTTGGGTAGTATCATCACCCTCTTTGCCACCAGCTTCTATTTCACCATAAATACCTTCACCCAGACTGGCAACGCCAGCAACAGCACCCCCATACTTCAATAGACCACCAGCCAACTTCGTGGCACCACCAGCAAGTTTGGCACCAGCACCAGCAAATCTTCCACCTTGGTCAAAATCGGCACCGGTCTTAAAGATATCATTAGCATCATCAGTAAGAAGTTTGCCAGTTTTGGTGGCTCCCCCTATATCACCACTCTTGACTTGATCGGCAATCTTCCCAGCCGTTTCAGTAGCAGACTGAAAAGCAGAGCCAGCACGACCCAAGAGACTTGTGCCGGTTTCAGTAGCACTTGACACAGCATCACCAACTTGACCAGCAACTCGTCCAGCCGTTTCACCGGCACTTGCCACAGTATCACTAACATCACCAGCAACTCGCCCAGCAGTTTCACCAGCATCAGCAGTCGCCGTATCCAATGCTCCACTACTAATCCTCTGTGATATGGCCTCGCCAGTATCCGCTTGTGCTGATACTAAATTGGCACGCTGTTCTGCCAAGGATGCCACTGGGTCAAAAGCAACACGAGATTTGCGAAGGGCACCCCCAACCGCTTCTCTGGCACTACCACCAAGACGACCTACTCTCGATGATACAGCTTCACTTGATTGCTGTGCTACATGTTCATCAATTTCATCTGGTATAGGATTACCGGATAGATATGCCAATCTACTTTGGGCACGACTTAAACCAGCCCTCACACTACTACGGCTTATATCAGCACCCATCTCCAATCGTGCTGGCAAACGAGCACCACTAAAACCACCAGATACACCACTGCCCTCACCAGCACTCTCCAATGTGCTTCCAACATCTTCGATGGGAGCTCCACCAGAGCTGGGCTCTCCACTGGCACCAATTCTACCGGTATCATCCGTAGGGGGTGATACGGATGTTTGTTCAACTGGGGCTGGTTCTTCTACTGGTGCCGGTGCTGGTTCTTCTGCTGGTGCCGATGCTGGTTCTTCTGCTGGTGCCGGTGCCGGTTCTTCTGCTGGTGCTTGACCACCACTTTCACCATTATCAGTAGGAGCTTCACTTTGGACTGCTTGGGGTTCATCTGGTGCTCCGCCACTACCCTCACCTTCTCCGGTATCCGTTGCTTGTGCCTCTGGGTTTTCATCTGCTCCCCCAGTATTGTGTTGTCCTTCACCTTCTCCCTCTGGATCATCAGTGCGTTCGTTTTCTGGGGCATTCACACGAGGCTTGGCGACTTCATTGCCAGCATCATCTCTCTCAATTTCACCCTCATCCTCATCCGTAGATACACCCTCCTCACCCTTATCTTTGCGTATTTTACGCTTGCGATTGCGTCTCTTACGATTGCCTTGTTCTATCTTATCACCTACCTTTTGCTTTTGCATATCAAGGTATCGTTTCGCACTGCCACCAGCACTTGCCAATTGCTGGACTGTTTCACCTACACCGATGGCTTGGTCTCCATATTGTTTCACGGTGTCCTCCTCAATTTTAGTTCGCTGACCATCTTGCCACTTACTCAAAATATCTTGGTTGCGGTCGCTAATACCAGCAACACGACTGGCGAATGCTTGTTGTAGTCCATCCGTCTGGTTGATATTCGCATCCATGCCATACAAACTCATTTTATAGTATTAGAGACATTTTTATCTTATACATAAACTATTCATTTTTTTTAGTCTCAAATGGTTCTTGGGGATCTTCATCGACCGCTTGCTTAGGTATTTCACTTTTGTCTCCACGGCCTATGACCCTATCAAACCGGACATAGAAGGTTGCTGGGTTGGTTTGTGCGTCTATATATAAAAATGAATAAGGTTCATCATTGATGGCAAAGTTGTAGTAATCCATAAACTTATCACCAGCAAACTCTTCATACTCCTCTTTGATAGCTTCTATCTGCTTGGATGATTGCTGTTTGAACACCACGACATTCGTAATATTGGAGCGGATGATATTACTTACATTTTTGAATGCTTGTGTGAGTATCATGATACTCGTTTCTATGTGCCTAAAACGAGAGCTCAAAAAAGCTATCGATGACGCACGCTTGAAGTCTTTACCAATAATATCATCGAACACCAGCAAGGCCGTTTCCATGTCTTCACGCTCATGGCTCTTCTGGTGGTCAATAAACTTATCAATATATATATCCTTGTATCCATCTTCTACCTCAAAGGCATCTTTGAGATATTTACCCTTAGGGTCGTTGTGGATACTGTTGCTATATATCTTCACTTGTTGAAAATAATTGTCTCCATACATCTCCTCATTTCTCAAAAGATTTACCAGCAGATTTGTCTTGCCTTGTTTCACAGATCCAGCCACCAATAGATTAAATGGTGGCTGGGGTAGGTGTGGATGCACCGGTGGATACTTGGACTTGTCTTCTAAATCAATGACCTTTCTTACCTTAGGGGGTGCTTTACTCATTATATGATATGGTTAGATTATATATAAAATCCAAAAATATCCATAAATCAATGATGTCTTCTCTATGCTTGCGTATAGAGTAAGTCCTCATTGCCAAGGTATATATAGAGTATTTATGCCAATCCGGACTTTTCCTATACTTATCCATAGATTAGAAAAACTCACTCCAAGGGTTTGTTTCATAAGTCGGTTTTTGTTTTGTGGTGATTTCTCGTAATTGCTTCTTTAAGGCTTCTTGTTCAACATGGATTTTCTGCTCTTGTTTCTTTGTGTCTTTGCGTTTCTTTCTTATTTTCTCGTATCCTATTATCGCATTTAATGACGCTTGATCAAGGTCTGCTTGGCTATATCCTATTATTTGAGGTTGTTGTTTTGGTATGCTCTCTGGTTGAGATTTTGGTATTGGAGCCAATGAGGGAGCAAAGGGTTCGACGGCAATTGGAGTATCAACGACTTTCTTGTGGTTGTGCTGTGTAGGTTTCTTTGTGCCAGTTTCTTCACGCAATCTATCCAAGTCTTGTTGTTTCTTTAATTTAGTCAAGTCTTTCATCTCCTTCTTTGCTTGACTATTAGCCCTCCGCACCTCTAAGGCTTTCTGTCGTGCAAGGCCAAGTTTCGCTTTATGCTCCTCACTCAACACACGCTTTTTCTTCGGTGCCTTCTCCATCACTTGCTTGACCTTAGGAGCATCACTGAATATATCAACTTGCTCCATTAAGCGTCTTGGTGGTTCGCTTTGGCACGGATCTTCTTCTTCCTCTGCTTCACGCTCTGCCTTGGTTCCATTAGCATTGATATCGCTGTGGTGATCTTCTTCTTGAATAACCATCTGGACTGGTTCCGGTGCTGGCATGATGATTTCTGGCAAACAATCCATTTCTCTCTTTATACATATAGAAATATTTTCTTCTATTTCTATAATTTTCTAAAAATAAGGTTAAAAAAAGATACATTATTCCAATCTCTCTTTGGATAACTTGACATATTCCTCATTTATCTCAAATCCAATACAATTCCTATTGGAGTTTTTGCAACATACAGCTGTTGTTCCACTTCCCATATAAGGGTCTAAAACCATACCCCCCTCGATGGTGAATGTTTCAAGTAAGTGATCGCATACTCTTTGTGGCATAATTGCGTTATGCCCCTTGTATGATGACACACTTTCATGGATGATGTTTAGTTTATGTGTTTCATTCTTATAGTCTATATGCGGTGTATTACTCAATACAAACACATACTCAAAAGCGTTTGTCAAGCGTTTCCGTAATGGTATAGGGTTCTTTTTAACCCATATGATTACATCAACCACAAAATATCCATATTTTTCTCGCAAACGATTGGCAATATCAAAGGGTCTCATTACACCGGTCTCTGCGTAAGAAAATCCTAAGTTAAGACAGACCACCCCCTTATCTTTCAGCTTGGGTTTAATGGCTTCCATTATATCCATGATGTTATACAGAGGCTCTGCAAAATCACTTGTGTAATGATATCCCTTACCCCTTTGATATTTCTTACCAGTATTGAAATAGGGTGGTGATGTTATCACGCAATCAATTGATTTATCCTCAACACCTTCAATCAAGTCTATATTGTTTCCGCATCGTAAATCAATCATTATATAATAACATATATATTTATTTATTGTCTAAAAAATCCGCATTGCCACAAATACTCTAATAGATGACTGCCAATCAAGACTTACTTGGCAACTCTAAAATGGAGCACAACGATTGTGCGTCCAACCAAGTCGGTTGCCAGTTGCTCATTCTCATCGCATATAGATAGATTGAGTTGATTTACGAGTATCGTATCGCTGTTGTTGAGATGAAGATACGCACGCTCTTGGGGTTCGTAGTAGAGCCCAGCACCTAAATCACGATTGGATGTATCAAAGCGAGGCATATGATAGAGGATCTTACTCGGTCGCCCAACCCCAGCATTGAGGGAGTTTTGTGTGAAGTTATCGAGCCTTACAAAGAGAGACTTGGATGACCCACTGAATACCGGCATTGTATCGCTCAAATATTCGTATTCCCTCTCATTGAGTAGTTTTGTGCCACCATTGGCTGGATTGAGGACTGCCCTATTGATAAATCCAAGCATGGTCTGGACATTCGCTTGTTCGGTTCCAGCATAGTTTCTGGGTGAAGGTGCAATGATGAATTGGATGACATTGGTTTTAAAATCATAATCAGTGGCACCAGCACTACCGACCGGCACATAGGTATTTCCGCTCGCCAACGAATTGGCTGACCTCATATCAACTTGCCTCGCTAAATCGCTGTCGCTATTATACATGCGACAACACCAATCATTTTTGGGCAATCCGTAATCAAAGGTATATCCAACTGTTGATGGGATGACCCCTCCATATTGGTCGATAGATATAGATTTACCACTGCCTCCAAGGACACACACTTTGGGATAGAGGTTCCATTGGGATTGATTGAGTGCCTTAGGGCAATTGCTATTGTTAGCACTATTTCTCCCAAAGTGGGCATCATACCCAGATATGATTGTATAAGTATCACCAGTGGCTCCATTACCAACAGAGATGATGACTTGCTCATTGAAAAACTCAAACTTTAACTTGCTGATAAACTGGGCATTTGACGACAGATTATATCTCACAGCACCATTGGCACCAACAACCGCATTCCACGCTCCCCAATATTGCACCTCTTCCATACATATACCACCCTCGCCATCCGGCACAGACATATGGATTTTTAGGCGAAGGTTTGATGAGTTGGTGGTTTGGTCGCATGATACAACCACATCATAAAAGTTTTGATCAAAGGATGGATATGGATTGGTTTGTAATCCTTGACCATCGTTGAAGCCGGTTGTGTTTTCAGCTTGGTAATAGTCTGGCATACCAAAGGACACCAAGGGATTATTTAGACCACGAACAAAACCGACTTGCCACCGAGTATTATATTGAGCGGTTGCACGATCGCTCGTTGTTCCAAGTCCAAGCAAATCAACAATCATGGTGCCACCATTTCTGGATATGGGTGCTCTCTTATTCGTAAGGCAACTCTCACTCCACTTGCGAGTGGTTGGAGCTCCACCGGTAATAATGGGGGCAGTCCCACCAGTCTCTGGTGTATATGTAAGGACTGACGCATCTGCGAAAGGAGATGTCCAACCAAGTCCCTCTAAGCCAGAGGTGTGGGCATTAAAAGTAGCATCGGCTACAATATTCACTGCACTTTGGTCGCCTTGATACACACTGGTCATCTTATACCCTTGAAAGGGGGGATCTTTGGTGCCATCATGAACCGCCGAGCATAATTGGAGACCATAAGCGTCTGGATGAGGGAGACCTTCATTCATACCCTTGGCTACCTTGTGGGCAAGTTCATTGACTGAAACATTATTGCTTTCATCAGCTCCATCGAGCTTAGGCCGACAAAGGATAGGTTCTTGTAAGGTTGTATTGGTTGATGTGTCAAGTGGCAGTTGGTCTTTACCCCAGTATTGAAACCAGATAGAGGATTTCTTGATGGTGATATCACTGTTCTTATTGACCTTTACGGATTGGACTGCAACCTCACTATTGGGAGGGAGACGCATGGTTTGTTTCACAGAGTTAATCCAGCTAAACGCCGAATTGAAGTTGCTGGTTCTGTTGAAGGATTTATCGCTGTCATTCGCACATACTACTAAACTCATATCTTTTATATTTTAACTTATAAAATAAAAATATAAGCTAAAATATAAAAGTTATGAGTGGCAAGGCATCAGCATCAAAAGTCATGAAATCGGTGGGGACGGACGAATTACAACACAAGGTTGAGACGACGAAGGAGATCAAGAAATATAAACCTAAGTCTATATTTGAGGATTACTCAAAAGAAGTGGAGAAGAAGAAGAAGGTTAAGATTGCCAAGGCGAAGGCTGGGCAGATGACCCAAGATAAGGCCGAGCGTATGCTTCAAACCGGTCGCTGGGCTGAGAAGTGATTTACATACCATCGATGACAAGCTTGATGTCATCATCAACCGGCTTGCGGTATTCAATAATCTCTTGGTGGTATTTCACTGCATCTTTTATAAGTGAGTAGATGACAAGTTTTTTGCTGTCCTTACTCGTTGATTTTTTCTCAACATCTACAAATCTCTTGTAGTGGTTGATATAGTGTAGGTATGCTTGGTGCTGGTCAGTCAAGTCCTCTGGGTTTTTGCGACGAGACCGGTAGATGAGGTTGTATTCGGTCATATACTTCTCATTTTGCTCCTTGGTCAGTGGTTTCACATCTGCCTCCAAGGGTAGGACAAACTTGGACTGATTTTCATGTGTGGTCATATTCATATATTTTCTCATTAGGATAAGCTTGCCACGATTGGATTTCAGCTTCTTGACACCAAAGTCCTTGCTGTCTGTAATCTCATCCATCAAGTCAAGGTCAGTTTTAAAGAAGAAGTTGGATGCCATAAGGTGTTGCTCCAATTCTGCTGGTTTGGTGAATAGGTCAAAATGGTTGTGGATATCTGCATAGGGGATTTGTAGGATCTCATTCTTACGCCAGACCCATTCTGGGTAATACTCCTTGGATTGTTCGTGCCATTTGTGGTGGTCTCTACCGGTATTCTTAATCTCCCAATATCTATCTTCATACTCCCCATCTTTTTCTTCATTTTCATACTCCTCTTCTAATTCACTAAGTTCCTCATCCATGTATGGTTGCATAACATTATCCATCCACACCTTACACCATTGGGTCATATCCCCCTTCTTTGCCATCTTGACCTCCTTTTTGATGGTCATAAGTGCCTTGGGGTCAGTCTCACCACCACCATCCATCGATAGTGTAATCTTGACACCACGATTTTTGAGTATCTGGATGAAATGTGCCTTTTTGTTGGTGTTAAAGCAATCGTAGTTATACTCAAAGCGAGCATAGAGGTCAAGGTAATCATCTTTGAGACCATCTATCATACCGAAATCGGCAGATAGTTTGTCCATTGCAACGACCTCCTCCTTGATTTCATCCATATCATGATACATATAGGCTTGACATCCCATAGGCTCAAACATGAAGGTGATGCTGGTGATATCACGGCACCGACAGATTTGTTGAACCATAGCCACTGGGGTGATGGTGTGTTGGCAGAAATAGGCGAAGACTGGACGCTTCATCACACTATCAAGACCATAGACAATCTTAGGTGAATATAGCACACGATCGTGAGCATCTAAATCAACTCTGCCAGATGTTTCACTTGTAATCACCTTGACATCTCCACCGGTCTTCTTAAAGGTCTTGTGTCCCATAACATCTACGATTGTCTTGCTGTCAGCACATAGGATAAACTTTGGCTCTGCCATCAGTTTATTCATAAACCTATCAAAGTCGGTGATTTCAGTTGCCTTGACATTGTTATTGTGTTTGTATTGGTTGTCAATGAAGCGATACTCCATACCCATCTGTTTGAACACTTGGAGGCAATTATCACTGATGTCCGCATCTGTGCAAATCACAAGGTCAGCCTCGGTGATGATTTTGCGTAGCATATGAAAGATAGGAGCACGCTTCTTGGAGCAAGTTGGACTGGTGATGAGATGCTCTATGAGTGAGTTGTATTCATCAAGATATACCGTGTATCCGTAAAAGTCTTGCCATCCATCAAGTTTGGTAAGGCTATCGATGGTGATGACGATGTTGTCTCCCTCCTTATCATCAAACCCATCAAACATACAGAAGTGCCCAGACTTGGCATTGTGCTCATCAATCTCATCTTGGATTTCTTGGTGGTATTTACAATCAATGCCGTGTGCCTTAAACACGGCTGTTTGCTCCTCTCCAAGTGAAATCCGTGAGACTATCGATAGAAACCTTGAACCAGTATCTTTGAGATGGTGTTTCATGGTGGTTGTCTTACCGGTGCCAGTATCACTACGAAACACAAGGATTTTGGTGCCATCCTCCTTAAACTCTATGACTGCCTTGTATCCAAGTTTTTCACGATTGATGAAATCAGTGGGGATTTCATTGTGGCATTCGGTAGGCTTATATTTGAAGTATCCAAGTAGATTGATGGCATTTTCTACTGTGCTCTGGTTGAGTATATGAGTGAGCATATCAAGTTTGTTGTGATCTACAATACCATCCCAGTTGTCAGCAAGGTTGCCTTTGTTTTTGTCTTTCTTACAACGGATTTTATTGTATTTATCCCAAAGGGGTTTCATATCAAGGGTCTTCATCGCTGTGGTGTATTTGAGCCAATAGGCGTATTCGTGAAAAAACTTGTCTGGGAGACCCTTGCACAAACACTCCTCCACCAGAGACTTTGGCACAGCAAACTTATAGACACCAAGGTCAATGTCATCTTGATCTACTTCTACCTCCTCCTCTACATTTGTCTCTGGATTGACCTTCTTGACCTTGACCTTAGGGTTTCTCTCTTTCTTCTTCGATGCTGGATAGATATTGCCAAGGAGCCAATCAATCAACTCTTGGGGCATTGGCTTGATGTCGGCCATGTTATCCACGATGTATCGCTTGTCATTGATATTGGAGTAAGGTGCCACTGCATATCCACCATCATTGCGGATGTCAATGCTACTCGTTTTATCGCTGGTCTGTTTAATCTTATTGATATATTTAAAATATAGATGATATCCACCACTACCGGTCTTCACGGTGAATGTGTTAAATCGTTTGACAAAGTCCTCACCAAAGACGCTGTGAAATACAGACATCCTTGGGTCGAACTTATCATCTCCATGGTCATAGAAATCTAAATCAACAATGGTGAGGTCATTGGCTTTGCCACAGATCACACCAAAATTGTTGTAATCATCTTTGAGCAACTCCATTTTTTCTAAACTCCTTATACGCTTGGCATGTGGGAGGTTGCCCTTGCTCCATTCACCAGAAGGATTTTTGGAGTTATACTTCAATCTAAATGTTGCCAGCTTCATATCATTACTCTGGATATTATTTGCGTTGCTCATTTTCTCAATCCCAGACATTCTACTCTATACTTATACATATATAATTATCTTTAAGTATTAAACGCACAAACTTAGATTTGGATAAGTCCGGATTGACACAAATATCTATCACCTCTCCATTGTCTCTCCACAAGTCCGGATTGGCAGTCATCTATTAGAGTATTTATGGCAATGAGGACTTTTGTTTAAAATTACCCCTTTTTTAAACAGCGTTAAATACTTAAACATTATTATCTATGTATAAGTATATATAACACATATGACAATGGACGAACATGAAATCAACCACATTGTAGCAATGTATAAGAAGAAGCGTGAGCGTGAATACACCAACTATCACACCAAGTATAAGCTTGATGAAGATCTCAAAGAAAGGGCAAGGGAGCGAGCCAAGGAGCATTACAAGGCTAACACCGAGAAAAACAAGCAACTCTATCTATCGAACAAGGACTTTCACAAAGCAAAGTCAAGTTTCTACTATTACAAGAAAAACAACAAACTTGCCATATTTCATGAGAAACACAAAGACCGAGTGCAACTTCTTCAAGAGAGAGGTTTTAAGGTTGAGAAGGCAATTGAGTTG